GTGGTGATACGAACGGCGGCGTTCGGGTCAATCACAACTTCGTCCGTGTTCATGCGAACGCGGAGCACTTGGCTACGGCGAGCTTCGTCACGATAGCTTTCAGAGACGAAACCACCAGCCGAGTCACCCGACCAGACCAAGGTGCGCCCGATTCCGCCAGCGGTGAACTCACCACCAGAAATCTGACCTACGATGATCTTGGTGTCTGGAACAACGAATGAACCAGAGTAGGCTTTGTTCTTGCCAGCAGAGTTGATCGCCGCACGACCAACGAGGAGGTTCTGAACTCCCAGAGCCGCCGCGATTTCAGCTTCGCTCAACAACCGGGCACCAGTATTGGAGATAACTCCGAAGAACTGATTCTGGAGGAGGGTGGAGCGTCTGATCAACTCAAACACATTCGCCGACATTGCAATACAATTCACTTCATAACCATACTGGTTAAGAGCGAGCTTGGCAGCCGCTACGTCACGAGCCACATCAACCGTGGCGATGTTCGTGTTCGTGTAGGCTACTGCACGAGTCTGGTCAGAGATGGTGAAGGGAGTCGAGCCAGCCCAGAGAAGATCGGACACCCGCTTCTCGTGGGAGAGTTTTAACTGACGGAGCAAGAACTTCGCAGTTTCTGCCTCGTACGAAAAAAATCTGTTTAAGTCCAGAGCAGTGGCGTCGTCGAGGAGCTCTTCCAAGCCGAACTCATCCGTGGAATAGTTTGCGGAGCTGAAGGAACGAATCCCTCGGCTGTAAGCAGAACCAGAATCACGAGCCGTTGCATTGTTGGTCAAGAGGTCTGCACCTCCAAGTTGAACCTTGAGATAAGTTCCACTCTTTGCATCTACATTCTGCAAAGGGAGAAGTTGCGCTCCGATCAAACCGACATCGGCTTGAGGGGCTTCGATCAACGCTTGGTTGATGTCGGCGCGAATTGTTGAACCGCCACTTACGTATGCCATATATTTATATTCTTTCTTGGTTGGTTAAATTACTGGGTTAAAGGAACTGCGACTTCGATGACCGCATCAGCCGCGCCACCTTCGAGAGCAACTCCGACAACGCCCACATTGGCCGCCGCGGTTGTCACGAGGCCAGCCGTGCTAGTAGCCACTAGGCCGCCAGCGGCAATCGCCACATCACAAGTTGCAAAGAAGGTTGGGTAGAACAGCTTGACTGCACCGTTGTCACCAGCCGCCACATCGGAAATAGTAGAGCCAACCGCACGAGCCGTGCCGGAGACTGCCGCTACTGCCAATCCATCTGTTCCGATTTGGACGAATCGGTAAGCCGAAATCGCCGAAGCGAAGTTAAAGGTGCGAACTGCACCACCGTCAATATTTGTTGCCATTTTAGTATTATCCTTTTATTAGAGTTTAGTAATACCACGAGTCAGAGCCTCGGAGTATTCTTTGGGGTTGGAGAGCATCACGGCTTTCATGGCCTTGAGCTTGCTTGTTCCGTAGTCGCTATGGGCGGCCACGAGAGCTTCAAAAGTTTTGGGTTCTTCCTTTTTCTCGGAAGGAACTTCGATTGAAGGGGAGGCGGGGATGGGCTTAATGCCGAACTCGGTTAGAACTTTTTTCACGACCTCGCTCATTTCCTCGGTCTTCTCCTCTTTCTCATCTTCATCTTCTTTTTCGATGACGATCTTGGGAGCTTCCTCGGCCATCTCCTCTTTCTTCATTTCTTCCTTGGGTTTCATTGCCTCTTCCAAGGCAGAGAGACGAACCTTAATTTCGTCCATGTCTTTTTTATAATCGTTGTTTTCCATATTTGATTTGTCCTTTTTGTCAAGTGGAGCTTCCTCCACGGCTTCTTTAACTACGGCTGGGATTGTCTTTCCTCCGCTTACATATCCCAGATTTTCCATAAACTTTACCATTTCTTCAAAGAGGCCATTGGTGGCCGCCGGGGAGGAAACTAAATCAGCAGAGGCGATGCTCTGGGGTCGAATGTAATCCTTGCCGCCAATCGTCTCGGACTCATTCACAAAGGCTAGGGAAACGCCGAACTGGTCGGGGGCTTCGGAGGCCATCTCTTTAATCAATCCGTAGTGGGGCGAGTTGCGGAGCAAGCGAAGGTCGGCCACTAGCTTGTCCCCTTCGATGCGAGGGTTTCTGGCGAAGGCTACTACACTTTCGAGACCAGAGCCGTGGTTGATCTTCACCTTAATTCCGTTCCTTGCTCCCTTCATAAGTTTGAGGGCGGTTTCTAGGCTGATCTTATCCACGAAAAGGTCGTGTCCCTTAGCCTCTCCCACCTCCAAAATACTCACCCCGCCTAGCTCCATTTCCTCCATCTCCTCGTCCCGGTAGGTAGAATAGGCAACCGCCGCCCTTTGTTGTTCGTCTGGGAAGTCGCTGATAGCTTGCTCGTCACCCATAAAGCGGGATACAAAGTCTTGCTCTGATTCGTCTGCGGAAGGTAGGGGTAAAGGCATAAATGCCTAGATTATGTCAAAGGAGGTCGCCGTCTGCCGCTCGGTATGACTTCTTAACCTCTCCACCGCCAGCCATCTTCAAGAACTTGTTCACCCTTGCCATCGCCCAAGCGTTCCTTGAGTTGGGCTTGCCCCCGCTTATAGTAGGTCGGAAGCTGGTCGAGAACGCACCCGCCCCCCTTCTGAATACTTTCTTCAACGCTCCAAGGGTGGGGGCTTTGCGTTGAGGGTGCTTGTCCTTGAACTCGGCAATCTTGTTCTTGAGGGCTTCTTCGTTCTGCTCTGAAATCTCAATGTCACCAGCTTTACTTCTGGTGGATGCCGTGCCTTCTGGGTTTTCTTTTGAGCCTTTGATTCGTTCCTTGGGAGGGGCTGGGGTTTGGGATACTGGTCGGGCAAGTTCTTTGTTGTCCCTAGCCTCCATCTGTCCAACTACTTTCCTTGCCCAAGAAAAGCCAGCATCGCCACCCCATCCGTGCCACGCCTGCCAGCCCTTCCCCTGCTCATCCCAAGTTGCGCCCTTCTTATCTACTTCATGGCGAGTTAGAAAGTTCAGCATTCGCCTTACTGTGTCGGGCGATAGCTTCACGCCATTTTGCAAGTCCCTAGCTCTGGCGATGCCCACGGGGGTCATTCCCCTTTGGCTGGGTGGTTTTGTCTCTCTAACATCCAAGGCTCTTTTAGCGGCCTCCCTAGCTCCTACTGGTGGGGTAAAATCAATCCCATCATACTTCGCCAACTCAATCCCGCCCATCATTCCCTCAATCAGCATCTTGATGGATGCGGGGTCTAGGCTTTCAAGAACTTTTTTTTTAGCTTCTTCGTTGCCTATTTCTTCTAGGATTGCTTTTAGCTCCGAAACCAAAGAGTTAAGTTTATCGTTGTTTTTTTCTGCATTTGAGATTTCAGATTCAATTTTTTCATCTGACTCAATCTCATCACCCTCTTCTAAATTCTTTTCTAGAGAACTGCTCCTCTTTGTCGATGCAACCGATCTTTTTGCCTCTCTTTCCTCTTTTCGTTTCTTGTATTTCTCTACGATAGCCTCTTGTCTTTTTTTAGATTTCTCTGCAATGGCCGCAAGTTTTTTGTCTAGGTCTTGCTGAATTTTTACTTGTCTTTGCTTGCTCTCTTGTATCATTTCTTCTGCAACCTTATCAATCGCCGCTATTTTAGCGTCATAATCCGTTGTTTTGGATGCTATTTTTTGATTTAGGTCTGATATTTGCTTTCGAATATCCGCTTCTCTTTGTTTAGACTCGACTACTTTTTGTTTAAGATTTTTTAATTTCCTCTCCCTCTTTCGTTCCTCATTCTTAACTTCTTCATCTGTTCCCTCAATCCTATCCCTATATCTTTCTTTTGGTTCGGAGTCTTGACCGTCCGCACCTCCTCCGCCCGAACAAGTATTGCCTTCCTTGAATCCGCCCGCACCAGTTCCGCAATCCAGTCCTACCTCTTGACCATCGCCATCAACCGGGTCTTCTGGGATTGGCTTCTGGTCTCCACCCTCATCCTCGCCCTCCTCTGGTTCGTCCTTATCGGGTGCAACTGGTTTGGGTGCAGGGGCGGGAGGTTGTTGGGGTTGTGGTGGTGTCGGGGTAACAATATCGGAAATCGTCTCTGGGGCTACTCCATACTTCTCTGCCAAATCCTTCACTAGCTTGGCTTCAATAGCCCTCTGTCTCATAGCACTCTCAAAGTCTTGCCCACGCTCTGCGTAGATGTCGGCGGCAGTTCGGAGGCCAGTCTTGAACTCGGAGATAGCTGAGGCAGATTCTCTCCCCAAATCAATAGAGACATTCGCTCCGAAATTGAATATGCCCTTGGTCGTTCTTGTCCCAACATTGTTATCAATCAATCCCCTTGCTACTGCATCGGCAATCACGATGTTCTTAATTGGGCGCAGAACTTTATCATCTAGGAGCTTCTGGTATCTACGGAAGGTGCGCCCTGCTTGTTGCATCTCAAGGCGGGCTGTCGGGCCAGACATAGCGGAAGGGTCGACGGCGAAGCTGTAAGGGATGCCAAGGCCAAGGCAGATATTGCGGAGGAGAATCTTGTGGAACTCTGCAAACGCACCGGAGGGACGGCTCGGCCCATCGGGGAACACGATATCTTCACCCGGCTCTAGGTAGGAGATTTTGCCCGACTCAATCGCTTCTAGCTTGATAGTATCACCATTAACATTTTCATCGTTTGTGAGCGTGGAGAGATCGGAGGCATTGTTGTTATTCCTGCGAACAACTGCGGATTGAGAAGAGGCGACTCGTGCCGCCATCTTCTCAAAGTTCACGATATCGTAAATGTCTGTGCAATCATTTATGGCCGTATGGAAAGCGGAGATTCCTCGGTACTGGTCAATGCGGAGTGGGTCGAACAGATGAAAGGCTTGGCTTGAGGGGATGGTTGCTTGGTAGGTGTAGAAGTCCCCGATGCTTCGGTTGTAAATATCGTAGGCGGTTGGCGCACCAGTGTCCCGATCAATATGGATTCCACCGATCAAATCTAGGCTTGTATAAACCTTAAATGGGTCGCCTACTCTATCTGCCTCGATGCCCTGAATCTTTAAGTTGCCGTCCTTGTCTCGGACTAAAACAAAAAGAAAATCACCATCTCGGAGCATCGACATCATCGCCACTTGCATCAGAGTCGAGCCGGTGTGCCTTGTCGAGATATCGCACTTGTCCCACCACTCCGCCCAATATGCCTCCACCTCGGTATTGACTTCTGGGTTCTCGGTTCGTGCTTGGTAGGAAATGTTTGCGGCTGTATGACTGGCGAACTTCATAAGGATGGAGCGAACAAGGCCAACATTCTCTGCCAAGTCCCTCGCCCTTTTCATAAGCTCCACTCGGTCATAGTTGGAACGATAATCTTCCGCACCAGAAAGCGAACTCGGCCCTTTGCGTTCCCTTGTATATTTGACCGCATCGTAAGAGAAGTTGACTAGCTTCTGCCGTGCAATCATTCGATTAACTGCACCCTGCGGGTTTAGAAAGGCAACAGCTTTATCGATTAAGTTTAGCTGGGCTTTTTTCACGAGAAGTTGGCGTAGGTCGTGCGGATACGAGTGCCGTTGACAGACTGGATGGCAAGGGTTAGCTCTGCGATAGTATCACGAACTTCCCCAAGATTCGCCCTAGAAAAAGAGCGTCCCGCTATCGAATAGCTAGACCCAGCCACCGCAATCGCCTCAAGACAAGTCACATACTTATCACGCAGAGAAGTTAGGGTGGCAAGGGGTAGCCCAATGAAATCACCCTTCGCCATTCTCAACCTCCTCTGTCAAACTTGCGGGTGAAACTTTGAGCCGTCCGTGGAGTGCCGCCCCCACGATATTCATGCATTCGCAGTCCATTAAATGATTGTGCTTCCCGATTTGCTTCCAGACAAGTCTTTCCCTGCCAGTCATCGGATTCTTCACCCTTACCTTCACCTCTGCCTCAATATGCACCTTCCAAACATCGGGCGTATCTAGGGCGATAAAGCCCTCCTCTTTGAGAAGTTGGGAAAGGATGTCTTTGATGGATGGGTTCGACCATCTCCAAATCGGGCAGAGCTTCCACTTCCACCCCGCCTTGGATTGAACTGCCTTACCAGAGAAGGGGTCGCCATTTGCGATTCGAGCGTATGGCCTTTGAACCTTCTGGTCGTTCACGATCTCGGAGAAGCTGGTCTTGTCCGAGCCAACCAACGCTACCCAGCCGTTCTTGCAACAATTCAAATATACATCTCGGGTTTGATCGCCCGAGTCAATTAGCACGCATTTATCCTCAACACCAAACTCATCTTGTTTTGCCTTTATGTCGCCCCAAGTTTCTAGCCTACCAGCCCACACGAGCCTTGGTTTGCCCTCCAAATCCCAAGCCCTCACTACGCACCAAGCATGGAAGCCCCCCGCCTCTTGGATGTCGCAACTCATAATCAGCTTATCGCCCATCCTTACCTCGCCCATCTTATAAGCGCCGGGAACGATCTGCATCTTTTCGCTTTCGTGTTCCATCCACGGCTCGGCTAGAACTCGGTTCACGAAATCTTGTAGGCCGATAATCCCGCTGTGCTTATCTTGCAGGAACTTTACCGCCAAGCTCCCGAAGCTAACCCACGGAGCGTATAGGCCGTTAAGGTGATACGAGCGTCTGGCTGGTTCGCCCTTGGGATTGGTTGCCCTCCACTCGCCCTCTCTCAGCATCTTGGTTTTCTGGCCGTCTTGAATCTTGCCCTTACACCCTTCGCACTCGTAATAGGTCGACGATTTCACTAGGGCGTAATCATAAACGCCATCTTCTATCTTGGCCGCTTCGTCCCACTTCACTTGTCCCCAGATTAGTTTTTGTTTTAATCCACAATGGGGACAAGGCACAAAATAGAAGCGCATATCGCCCTTCTGCCATTCAGCCCAGATTATTGAGTCGGCAGTTGTCGGGGTGCTGGTTGCTATAATGAGATGGTTGGGGTAGGTGCTGACTCGTGCTTCTGCTAACTGCACCGGATTGGCCTCCCTCCCCGACCCCGCTTGCTCTGGAAACTTGTCCACCTCATCCATACAGAGCAATGCAATCGAACGACTAGAAAGAGCCGAGGCACTTGTTCCAGCCCACCACACCGAGCATCGCTTAAAATGTTGCTCTAGGATTTTTATTCGGTCTGTATTTTCTGGCCGTTCTTTGGCTAGGGCTGGGCAATCGTCAACCATCGGAAGCCAGCGGGTTTCTGTAAATGATCGGGCCAAATGTTCCGAGGGCATCACCCACAAGACCGGACAAGGTCGCTCTGCTACTCGGTAGGCTAGGCCAGCGAGAATCGTTGTAGTCTTTGAGGTCTGCGCTCCCCAGACAAGAACAACCCTCCGAATCGAATCATCTCCAAAAGCCTCTAGGGGTTCACGGACATAAGGCGTGAGGGTTGTCGAATACGCTCCGGGTATGTTCGTTACCCTTGCCGAGAGCGTAAGGTTTTTCTCTGCCCATTCTGGGATTGATAATTGTTCTCTTGGCTCAAAGAAACTACGGCTGAACGCCCCGATGTTCATCTCTTAACCAGATAATCTTTTGCATATGCCCAAGCGGGGTTCATATGGATTTGATGATGGCACTCAAAGCAAACCGCCAAGAAAAACTCTACCTCGTTGAGCCTGTCCCCAAACCTTCCTCGCCTATGGTGAACTTGGCTCGCCATCTTGCTCTGGCAAACTTGGCAGACTGGGGTGTTGCCTAGAAACTTCTCTCGCACATCAGAATAGACCTCGTTCTGCTTTCGTCTCTTGGCAGACACTCGGCGTAGTTTCCCGCCTCGTTTGAGTGGCGTTTTGCGTTTGAGTGGTGAGCGTTTCATTCGTCAAAGAACGGCAGAATCAATCCTAGCAAACCAAGGGTGGCAAGGATGATGAGGAAACATTCATTCACTTTTTAATCCACTTCCCGATGCACTCAAATAAAGTAGCGAGTAGATAGGCGAGAATAATGCAAGCCCAGAACGCTACATTGAGTAGCACGATTCCAAGCACTATCCCGACCCCTATTTTTAATCCTAATATCACTTAAACGCCCCCTCTGCTTTCTGGATGGTAACAAAGATTTGATTGATTCCGTCTTGGATGGCTTGCTTTGCACATTCTGGGTCTGATGGGTTTGCTCTGGCCGCTAGGCTCGAAGGAAGGGCATCTAGAAGCGATCTTATTGCTCCGTGCCACTTCGTTATCCATTCTTGCACTTCCCCCATCCGAACTGTGACTCGGCTCACTTCTTCCCACCGGGCGTGTTCCATTTCGGCTTCTGCGACTCGCTTTTTTGCTTCGCCCCATCCTTGAACTGCCGCCCTCATAGCTACTGGGTTTTTGTTTGTTGCCGCCGTAGCTACCAATGAGTAAGCAACTACCTCGGCGTTCTTGGCTCGATTCAATCTGCCAAGCGAGGTTTTCGATACAGATAACTCGGCATCCGAGTCCTTCAATGGCTCGGAGGAGTTCGGGGATGGTATCAAACTGATCTCGGTCTTGCTCACCCGCTTTTGATTGCTCAACTTCCAACGCTCGGCATCGTTGACGCTTGTTAGCGGCATCCCAGCCTTTACGAACTTGGAGATTGCCGCCCTTGAGACATTCCACTTTTGAGCGAGGTCGGTTTGCCTTATCATTCTTCACAAGGGCTTCCCACACGCCAAACACTTCTCGCCCCCTCCACTCTCTGTTTCCTCTGGCATACTCGCCTCCATCATCTTGCTAATCTCCTCTAAGCTGAATCCGGTAATATCCACATCGATCTCCCCCACATCGATCTCTTCCAATATGTCCTTCAGCTTGGGCATATCGAACTCCCCGCTTAACTTGTTTAGAGCGATGTTAGCCGCCTTCTCTTGCACCTCATCCAACCAGACCGCCCACACCTCGACCTCATCTTTCCCAAGTGCCGAATAGCACTTTAACCTTTGGTGGCCTCCCACGATGTTGCCAGTCTTGGCGTTCCAAGTGATCGGCTGAAGATTCCCAAGCTCGCTCAAGGATTTTGTAAGCCTGCCCAATGAGTCGGAAGATATTGTCCGAGGATTGTATTTTGCTGGCGAAAGCTCGGAGATTTTCTTGGAAATTAGGCAGGGATATTTCATTTGTCTAAAAAGTTACGCAGATTTTTACTCGTAAGTTGTTAACTAAAAGATTCTTAGGTTAACTCGTACAAAAAGTTTGCGGTCGGAACC